GTAGCCTTCCTACCTAAAAAAACGCCCTGATTGCGTGATCCCTTACTGCTATTACAACTAGCACAACACGCAACTGCGTTCTCAAAATTGACTACCAGATCGGGCGCTTTACTAACTGGGATTATGTGATCGACTGTCGTTGCCGGTTGCTGGCAATAGAAGCAAGACCATTGATCTCTAGCTAGTACCTCTAACCTAAACTTCTTATAGTCTCGGCTTAATCGAGGATCTCCTCTCTTAGCCAAAGTCTTTCCATACTGCTATGAATACCAAAACCATAGCACCTACCAATAGACCTACACCTAATGCGTCCATTACTGCCATCCTTTACGAACTAAATGATCAAGTGCCTTACAGTACTCAGGCTCATCATACTTAGTAATACCATAACGATTAGCTACATAGTACCAATACATATAGAACTGATAGTCATAAGGCTTACCCTTTATATGCTTATTACGCATCTGATAATAGCCATAGTGTGATCCATTAACTGCATCGATCTTCCATCTAGATTCTCTAAACACTATCTGGTTATGACAACTTAACTGCTTAAAGGTTAACTGCTTATCAGCTAATGATTTGAGTGATTTATTAGCATCTATTGTCGCCATTGCTGTCTGCGGGTTCACCAGACATAAAGCTCCCACTAACCACACAGCAACCCCAAGCGCTGCGCCTTTCAGGCGCTTGGTGAGCCCCTTGAAGGGCTCTTGCCTGTATGGTACAGGCTGTGTCAAGCATGTGTATAAAGTGGGAGTGTCGTAAGCACGAAGTAAAGGATTGCGCATTAGTTATCCACAGGTGTTGATAAGTTATTTATCCGTAGAATAGAACCCAGTACCTTTGAAACTGATTCCGAAAGAGCTGTAAATCTTGCGCATTGGTTCATGACAGAAGCCGCATTCAACATCGTGTGGTTCATTTATCTTTAACTCCTTCTCGTAGCGAAGATTGGCTTCGCATCGATCGTTAGTGCATTCAAACTCATAGATAGGCATTACTGAGCCTCACACCAATTACAGGGATCATTTATTGTCCATTCTCCACATTGACTGCACCGGCGGATTTGCGACTCTTGAACTACATCCGTGCGCTTCTCGTATCCAGCAGCTCGTAGTAACTCCACCAGATCGCCAAGGCGTAGCATTGCTACATATTCCTCAGGCTTCTCGCCTTGACCATTGAGACGAAAGCAAGCGAACCCCAATAGGCCGCTCTCATCTGTCCTGGCTTCGATCTGGCGGAGTGTTCCTACTACATCGAGTCCTGTGCGCGCCTTAACCTCGCAGTCGAACGGGACATTGAGAATGTCACGCCCAGAACCTCGACCTACTACAGCACCTTCCCACCAGCGCCGTAAGTAATCTGCTACCACGCGTTCAGTACGAAAGCCTCGATGCTTACGGCTTTGACTCATTGACTGCGTGACATTTCTTGCAAGACCAAGTTAGTGATTGACCCTCTATCCAAAAGGCTAACTCGTTTGACGGGCATGGCTCGTTGCATAGATGACAGATTATCCTAACTTGCAGCGCATTAAGCGCTTCTCGCTGGCGAGCCTTCTCGTATAAAACATCATCGGTTGGGAACTTCTCCCATTCACCGTCTTGATTCATAAACTGTAAGCCGCTCATGATCGAGCCTCTTGCGGTTTCCAAGCGCCATTGTTGTCGATGACGTACCAGATAGGATCGCACTTATCGATATCTGCCCAAGTCTCTTGACGTTGAGGCGTTAACGGACAGCCCATATTTGCCCAGGCTTTGCCGTTCTTATTACCAGTACGCCATACTCGCTGACCATGCTTACAATGCGGTATGTCTTTATCGATGGTAGTAGCATTTAAAACTTCCTGAACCAAAGCAACTGCTTCCGCAGCTGATGGCGCAGGTGATACAGCCTTGATAGTCCAAGCATCATCTTCAACCGGCATAATTATTTTCTCCGTCAATTTCTCAGCAAATGGCTTAGGAGTTGGCTTATCTGCTACTTGTCCAACCTTTTCCATATCGTCTCTAGTTGCAGTCTGTCCGCCTTTGAGCAACGTAATTGCTCTGCCAAGAGCTGATGAAGCAATATCCTCTGCATAAAAGCGACGCATATTTTGGATATATTGATCCCTAACCCCATGAGCGATGTTAGAAGTCGCAGGGAAAGCATCATTAACATCCCGATAAACTTCTGCTCTGCACGTGATGTAGCCCTTTTCGACATCGTGATAAGTGATCTCAATGTTTGTCCTTCCCATAGGGTAATTTTCGACGAACCATTTGTTAAGCATTGCTACTGTCTCGTAATCGTCTAACTTATACATAAAGTTCGTTTCCTTCCGTTGCTAGTTGACCAGCGATTGCAAGGTAACTTGCGCTGTCGACCCAAGTATCGATCTGCTGTGCATCCTCGATGCTCCTAGCAATCTTGACGAGTGTGAGGATAACTGCCACTTGATAATCTTCAACCGGCATCTCCAGATAGGCGCTGATAAGCCTTGCTGCTCTTGCCATATTGTCAGATGGATGACCATAATGCAGTCCTCGCTCCTGATAAAGGTCTGTTGCACTTTGTAGTATTTCACCATGCTTCATACTCGAACCTGATCAAGCTGCTCATAGTGCTTGCGTACTGCTCTGCGGCCTGTGATGTAACCATCTCTGTGACCTATTTTGTACCCCATAAAGAACATCCCGAACCAAGATGCCAGGATGATTAGTTGTAGTGTTGACATTTACTGCCCTTCTGCTGCGCCCTTCGCAGCTTCTTGGCATAAGTGTTGCACGAATATCAGACAGAACCGCGTTGCCCTGTATAACGAAACGGTAACAATTCCGTCTCGTCAACTGCATCATCGATCGTCCGACGAATGTCGTTATCGAGATCGTCCATACCTGCGACCATTGACTACAAAAGTGCCATCCTTTTCAAGGTTAATAAGCGTTACTTGCGTGTCCTCGACTAGCACGAATGCCTGTTGCCAGTTCATTGTTCCCTTGGTATAGCCAGCCTTGCGAACATCCATAAGATGCCCACCTTCTACGCCACGCAGGATACGCCCTATTTTGCCCCCAGATGCCTCTGTAAAAGCTGACTGACCTGCTCTGTGTGTGTGTCCACATATAACGCTTAAACCGTGCCTACGGGCTGCTGAGAGGGCTGTAAGGCCTGCGTTAGGGTTAATACCCTGCTCGTCTCCGTGAACTGCCACCCAGCCCTTTTGAAAGGCATAAGGCTTCTTATGATAAATAATGCCTAGTTCATCAAGTTTAAGGAACTTCTCAAAGCGCAACTCTGGCAGCGCTAAGAATGCCGGTATCTTCTTCATAATCACATTGTAAAGTCGATCTGTGTGATTGCTTCTAATCATGTGGGCTTCTTTAGAATGCTCTACTAAAGACCATAAGACTTCTACTGCTTGGTCTCGATCGTCTCCGAGTGTTTGCTCGAACCAACCTGGCATTCCTTCTGTCCATCGGCTGATCTGTGGGAGATCGATTTCATCTCCCAAAGTAATGACGCTATCTGGGCGGTATGCCTTAATAAAAGATGCAACATTTCTTACTGCTACTTCGTCATGATAGGGAACTTGTAGATCGGGAACGATTACAGTTCTTTTCATTGTTAGTCCTCATCGTCATCGTCATAGGGGATGCGGTCGGGAAGGTTAGGCAGCCAATTAGGAGTCGGCAAGATCGTTGCAGGATAAGTCAAAGGCTCTAACAGCAGACATAATGCAATGTCATCTGCAAAGCCAGCCTTCTTTAGGCTTTTCCAGTACTCGTTTAACCCAATGCAGTAAGTCTCTAGCATTGAGTAGTCCTCAAGGTCTATAACTCTTTTGCGCGCCATAGGAAAATTATCGGTCTAGGAGTATGTTGTAGATCTCATCAACACGCTGGTTAAGGCGTTTAATTTCCGACAGCAAATGAGTGATCACATAACCAGCCAAGCCACCGACTATCGCAAGTGTGGCAATATAAAGATTTAAGTAATCCTGGATCGTCATTTTTTAGGAGTGGCATACCCAAAGATACCGGCAACGATCGAGCCAAGGATGGCGCGATAGTCAAGGGAGAAGTTAGAAGTTGTACCCCATACAGCTAAGAATGCGCCGATAGAGATTATTGCTGGATGCTTCATATTCATTTAGTTGCTCCTAGTAGTGGGATATTAAAGAACGAGCCATCCTGATCGCCTTTGCTATTGAAAGATATATGGCAATGATGATCGTGCTTATTGATGCCTGTATAAGTTCTCCAACGCCATAGCGATTTAGAACTGGCAATCTTGCCTGCAAAGATGATGTACGAGATGCGTTTATCACGCTTTGCCAAGATGCGAAGTTGATCTGCCACATCGGGCATGAGGTCGGGCTTAGCCTTGCCGGATAAATCGCGGTCAATGTCAATGGCACGAACCCAGCCTTGGCCATCTGGATTATGGTCAGACTTACGAGCTGAGTGCCGACTATCACCGATCCAGCCGTCTGAGGTACGGTCACGATCGCTAAAGTTGTCATCGAACTGTTCTCTTAATTGGATTGCTGCTTTAGATAACCGTGGCTTGATGCTCGACATTGCTGCATTCCCATCGCTTTAGGTTATTTAGTAACAATTCATCGTGCCCGCATTGAGGCATTGGTGCAATAAAGGCATCATCTATCGGATCATAGGTATAACCAATTCCAGCATAGTTATATCTAATGTTTCCATTGTAAGAAGTTCGTTTGCAAACTTGTCCTCTAACCTCTGAATAGGCTTGCTCCCAATCGGTGATGCCGTCTATTTCTTCCCATTCATCACGCCCAGGGATTACCTCGGTAACAATGTTATTCTCATCAAGGAACGCGTAATGAGCCATTAGATAGTTACCGTTCCTGTTCCGCCTGTAAATACATAAATCTTGTATCCGCCAGTATTTGATGTTGGTGTTGTGCCGCCGCCAGTCTTAACGAGTGTGCCGCCAATACCTGTTAAATCTGGGAATGTGTTTGCGTATCGCAAAATCACAACACCCGACCCGCCCGCGCCGCCGATAGTTGCAGGATTGCTTGGAATTGCAAACGCGCCCCCACCACCGCCGCCGAGGTTTGGAGAACCAGCCGTAGGTGTTCTAGTTTCAGTTCCCGCTCCATTTCCTAATCCGCCACGACCGCCACCGCCAGAACCACCGTTACCGCCTGTACCGCCTGCGCCGAAACCTGCACCTGCACCACCGCCGCCAGCGTAAGTTACTGCTGAACCTGAATAAGAATTACTTAAACCATCTCCGCCTGAGCCTGCTACTGAAGTATCTGTACCAGTACCACCAACTGCATTAGCACCACCACCGCCACCACCTGCAACATAACCACCGCTAGGGCCTGTGTCATTAGGACCAGCCGCTCCACCTGCGTTACCTTGACCAGATGGAGAAGCCGCGCCGCCAGCGTAACTTCTACGCCCACCGCCACCACCGCCAGAACCACCATCCGATCCAGCAATCCAATATCCACCACCACCGCCACCGCCAGTTGATGTGATAGATGATAAAACTGAATTATTACCATTACTTCCATTGACATTTGCTGCGGCTGCGGCTGCACCGCCCGCGCCGACTGTTACGGTAAATGATCCACTAACGCTAAAAGATGTTGCCGTCTTAAATCCACCTGCACCACCGCCACCAGAACCATAATCGTAAGCACCACCACCACCGCCAGCGACTACCAAGTAATCAATACTCGATACTACCGCGGGTGCAGGTGCGCCAAAAATGCCAGTAATTACATTAGCAATCATTAGCCTATTGCACCCACCACATACCATGTATCTGTGCCAGTTTTAATGCAAGCTGCTGATTTGTACTGTGCAAGTGTTGGACTGGCTGCAACTGCGCCCGCTGAAAGAACTGTGGTAGTGCCTGATGTAACTGCTGAAATAGTGCAAGTACCAACGCCTATATTAAGGACTGTGATTACTGTGCCTACAGCAAATGCCACAGAAGCATTTGTTGGTATCTTAAAAGCGATTGCAGTAGCTTTATTCATAGGCTGTAGCACTTGATATTGGTCGTTTAAGACTGCTGTGTAATCTGCTGTCTGTGCCGTATTTACTGTGAACGCCGTTAGCCCGTTAAACATAGCCGCCGAAAGCACATCGCCGGTCGTAGATGGAAAACCTGTTGCCATTTATATCTCCTAGTACGCCATTATGTTAGTGCCGATTATACCTGATATAGCCGAGCCTATGATGAAGCCTTCGACTATTGGCTCAAGTGTTGTCACAGTTACCTTCATGGAGTTTGGCGTTATATTCCAGTCCAGTCCTTGCGCTTGTAGTGTCTTAACGATCGTAGAGCCATCTGGCTGCACATTCGTAATCTTTAGGTTAGAAAAGTAATCTAAGCCAAGCATTGTTGCTGTTGGTACATCTGGATCAAGCAGATCGACTGTCATAGCATCGATGCGGATAGTTGTCTCAGCTCTAGTTGCCACATATATCTTGGCAATGTTCAGAGCATCTGCATTAGTCTGGGCTACCAGGTTAGTCTGATTAAGCTGATGAGAGAAGTACTTGGCAATCGAGGCTGCATTCTCTGAGACTTGCTCAGTACCACCGACAATAGTCATTCCTGAACTGTTGATGATCAACTTGTCATCAAAGGCAAAGACTAGGTTTGTGTAAGGGATGCCAGTAGTTTGATCAAACTCAATAGGAGTCTCGCCATACTTCTTGATTACATTAGTACGGTTTAGGAATACTGCTGTGCCTTCGTGATCTATAAAGAATGCGCCTTGCTCAGAGAACTCGGCGTTCTTTAAGGCGTCAAGAGTAGTTCGAGAAGTGCCTGGATCAACTTGGCAGGTTGTGTTGCCGGTATCTATGGTGCGCATCGATGTAGGCCAAGACACTTGATCAAGGATCTTGCCTATGCGTGTGCCAGTATCTTGCCCTGCTGTAGCGCCTGTAACGGTTGTAACGGTTGCCTGTTGCATAAGTCTGAACGCATCTGTGCATACAATATCCACATAGCCAGTTTCCTGTCCTTTAGGATAGGTGTACTTGTACTCGATGGTATAGCCAGAGAATAAGAAGTAACCTACGCCGCCGACTGTTGCCGATACGCGCAACTTGCGTAATGGAGTCAGGAAGCCAAAGTAAGGCGATGAAGTGTTCTGCGGATTAAAGTAACTGAGAGGATCGAGGACTCGAATAGTTGCTTGTCCAGCTTCGTAAGTGTCGCGCATGATGTTGCGTCCTCGACGAATGCTGATTGAATAAACGTCTGGAGTTAAATCAACTGTTGGTTCTGGAGTAGTAGTTGAGGCTAATGTGCCTGTGCCTAATACGCCGTATTTGATATCGCCAATAGTAAAGGGAATACCAAAGGTAGCGCCTGATGTAAAGTCAAAAGATACGCTTATCTGCGCAGGTAAGGTCATGGCGTAGGTGTCTCGGCGAATGATCCAGATCGACGGTTAATAGAAATCTTGTTGCCTGAAAGTGAATCATTAGTTTGTTTTACTGTAATGGCATCCGCGAGCATTGTGCCATCTACATATAGATCAACCTTAACGGTTGCAGGGAAGGCTTTGTTAAAGCTTGGATTGGCAGGAATGAAATCTGTCATATCGCCTAGACCTATGTCACCAAAATTTGATGTAACTCCAGAACTGACTACGTTTGGAACTGCGCTGACTGCGATGGCTCTTACTTGCGCTTGAATTGCATCTAGGTAAGCAGCCCAGCCAGCAAACGGATTCTTAGCATCTGGCAAGTTCTTTAGATAGGCGATAAGTCCAGCGCTTAGTCCTTGAGCCTTGCCAATTTCACCAGCTAGTTTAGAAGCTTCTGTTGTGTTGCCGGTCAGAAGTGCTAATTGCAGTTCTAAGCGCTTGCGCTCATCATCGCTGATCTTGCCCTTGAGAGCTGCAATAATCTGAGTTTGTTCAACATCAAATAAAGTGCCAGCCTTTTGTAACGCAGTTTGCTCTTTGATGGCTTTAGTCTGCTTAGTAATCGCTACTGTCTGTTCTTTGGAGCGCTTTAAGGATGCCTTCTCAATTGCTGCCTTTTTAAGTTCTGCTGCAATGGCTGGAGTAATAGTTGCCTGTGGAGCAGGTTTAGCAAAGATGCCTGGGATGCGAGTAAATTGTAAGTTTAGTATTGTGTCTAATACTTTGAATGCTGTTGCCGTTCCTCTAGCGAATGAAGCCATTGCATTAGAAGCTGCATCTATTTTTGCAATTATGTTATTTAGTCCGCTCGCGCCGCCGCCGCCAAGAATTGTTAACGCATCTATAAAACCTTTACCGATAGTCTCTGAAGCGTTTGCGGTTGCAACATTTAATTTATCGAATGATCCAGCGTAGGTATCTACAGCATTCTGAGCTTGTCCACCGAATAAAGTGTTGATGCGTGTCTGGACTTCCTCGAAGGACATAGCCTTGAGTTCTGCCTGAGTTAATCCTATGCCGTATTTAGCAAGGGCTCGAGTCTGTCCTACATAAGCCTTGCTCAAATCTCCCGAAACTGTTACTACATCGACCCCACTTGCGGCAGACAGATTTAGGGCTGTGCGAAGTAATTGTTGGCTCTTAGTAACATCGCCGGTTGTGGTTAATAATCTCTGGAAGGCTGGGCGCAACTGGTCATCAAGGACTCCAAATTGCTTTTCCAAGTCGGCAATAAAAGTTTTAACTGCTGGATCAGCAAAGGACAAACCAAGGTTATCAAGTGATCGACTTAGAACACGAGCTGCCTTATCATCTGCGGCAAAAGCTTTAGCAGCATTGAATCCAGCCCTTGCTAACTTTTGCGCAGTAAATAAACCTAAAAAGGATTTAGCAAGTGTGTTGACTTGTTTATTTAGACCAAGCGTTGATTTACTAGCATCAGCAAAGGCTTTCTTGCCCGAAAATACAGTAGCAATATCTATCTTTAGATCAGCCATTATTTGCCGTCCGTTCTTGATCTAAATTTACCTGCTGAGTTTTCGATTGCTTTGATAACAGCAGCAGTTACTTTGCCTTGATCTTCTGCAAATGCTCTAAAGATTACGCGCCCAGTCATTTTGCGAGTTGATCTGCCGACCTGTCCTTGTTGGCGAGGGCGAGCATTGACCAAAGATCCAAGAGCATTAGCCCTAGCAATAAATTGCTTGCCAGCGTTAGGATTAAGTGATTTGTTAACCTTGTTTGATGTATCAATATAATCGCTAAATTTGCCTCGAGTAGAAGCCTGAGATGGTTGTCCTTCAGGATTCTTGCGCCCTGCTGTCTCGTAGATTGCTCCACCGGCGGAAGTGTTGATAATGCGAGCAAGAGATACGAACCCACGTTTGTTAGGTTTAGACGGACTAGTTGAGTATTTAACTCCGCGCTTAGCTTCTGTCTGATCGTATTTAGGGAAGTGGCGATAATTAGTTGTCTCTGCTGAGGAACTAGCTTTAGTCCATCCCGATAACTGAGAACCTGACGCTGGCATAAAGCCTCGAGCCTTGTTAGTAATCGGCTTTAAAGCAGCTGCCATTTCTTTGGTTTGTGCTTTGGCTAGATCAGGCTCAAACTTGCGAAGTGCCTTGCGGAGTTTGTCAGCGCCTTTTAGCTCTACTGGCATCGCTCTGCTCCTTCGCTCTGTCCTTTAGGGCTTTAAGTAAAGTCCTAAACATTGTGTGATCTAGTTCAATTAAAGTCTGAGGCGAGAGTCCTGTCTCAAGCGATAGTCTCGCTACGAGATAGGTGAAGGACTCTCGCGTTACTCCAAAGGGTCATCGTCTAGAACCTCGACTCGCGTCAATGTATCTAGAAAAGACTCTCCGAAGGGTTTAACGGTTTCACCCGACCGACGGA